AGGCGAACCCGTTTGTCGAGTTCGACATCCCAGAGGTTGCGTTCCCCATCATTGAACGGCTCAAGGGGACCGATGGCCATCTTAACCTTTGGCGAACGAGCGTGAAGACCCTGTGCGTGATCTATGGCAATTATGCCCGTGCGTTCCGCCGCCGCCATGGCTATGCCGGGCTGACATACTACTCGGCACGCAAGTCGTTCGCCCAGCACGCTTTCAATCTCGGCATCAGCGAGAGTGTTATTGACTACATCCTCGGCCACTCGCTTGGCAATAGCAAGTCCTGTCTGTACTCATACATCAAGGTAACCCCCGCCATGGCGACCGACGCCGTGCGAAAAGTATGTGATTTTATCGCAGGAACAGAAAATTTTGACTAACTTTGCAGCGCATTTGGTTCATCTGCAAAGGTGAATTAAAATGTTTGACTTGTGTGACACCTGGCCGTGATGGTTCGGTGTCACTTTTTTAACAAGTTGCCGGCGATATGTTAACTTTTTACAAAAAAAGTAACACAAGGGCGAACCTTATGTTACTTTCTCGGTAATATTAGGCGTAACGCAAGAATACCTTAGTGCTGTTGAAAATGCGTTGCGCCCCTGCTTTTGCCCGGCAGGGGCTTTTTTATAAGCCGCTGAAGTCAATCTTCAGCCCCAGTGCCTTGCAAATCTTGTTTAGGATGTCGATGCTAACGTTGTACTTGCCATTCTCTATTTTAGTGATGTTCTGGTACGACACGCCGCAGATCTCGGCGAGGTCGCGCACCGACAGTCCCTGCGTCTTCCTCGCCGTTGCGATGAGCGAGCCGATGCGTACGCGGTTGGCATACCGCGACCGCTCGTCCCTGTCGTCCAGCAGGTCGGCATGGTAGAGTTTGAGCCAATCACCGAGTTCACGCACGGCGGTGGCGGCATCCAGCGGTGTCATACCCTCAGGCGGCAGATATTCCACACTGTCGGGATAGACGCCCACCATGAACTCAAATACCATGCCCGTCATGCAGTCAGAGGCAATAATCCAGCCTTCGCGCTCCGACGGCGTGAGGACGAACCGTTTCGGGTCATCGGGCACATCCTCATGTCTGCCGATGCAAGTAATGTCAACGTTCTTCACGTCGTCATGCGATGCGATAAATTCGACCGCCTGCTCGTTTGTCATTATGCGCTGGAGCGCATCACTCTGGCTCCATGCGGCGACTTTGGAATCTATTTTGTCGCCATCGTTAAATGTGATGATTACTTTGTACTGGTTCATATCTCTGCTTTTGAAAATTCCCTATTGCTAAATAACTCGGCAAGGCCCGAGAGTTGTTTGAAGCGCAACAACTCATCAGCGTCCATACCTATCTCTTTCATGATCCAGGCGTCGCTCATACCTGCTTTCTTCAACTCGCTGACAATATTCATCATCAACTCTATCGAATGGCTGCCTCGAGCGCGATTATGCCGTATGGTGCTGGCCATGCGATTGCTCTTATCCTTGTCTATGATACTGCACGGAAGCTTCCCGCCCTCTCGCTCGTAGATGTCGCGATGCAGCAACATGGTGGTGTAGCGATGATAGCCGTCAACTATCTCATATTTGCCATTGCCAAGCGGATAAACCACAATCGGCATGGTGTAACCATCCTCCTTGATACTCTCATATAGCAACTTCATCTCGGGAGGTGCCACATGGTTTGGATTGTAGCTGTTCGCCTGAATATTCTCAATGGGGATGGCCACAATATTGTAAACTGGTGATTTCATAAGTCCTTATATTTTTCTTGAATAGCCTTTCTTCTTCTCATCTCGTCTTTGGTCAGTGAGAAACCCATGTACTTGCAAAGGTGGTCGTTCTTGATAATGCAGATACACATCCGCTTATAGGTTGGTATCTCCTTGAACTCCTTGATGTCGATGTCGTCCAGGTAGTCCATCCTCACGGGTTTCTTGCTGGTCTTGTAGTTGGTGCTCTCGCCAACCGTTATATCCACTCCGGCGGCTCTCAACTCGGCGATTGTCTCCTCGGAGAGGCATCCGCCGCGCTCACGCCAAAACTTGATACTCACGCCGAGTTTGTAGAGGTAGTTGTTCCTCGTTTCCTCTGGCAGTGTACCAAGCAGGAAGTACATATACTGCTTCCATGTGAAGTGCGGCGGCTTGGTTATCTTCTTCCAGCCCATAGCCGTGGTCCCTCCATACAAGCCGGTGAAGTTAACCCCGTTGACCCTGCCAACAAGCAGCCCCCATGTGTCGGGCTCCAGCACCTTGTACAGCTTTAGCGCATCCTGTGCGCAGTCGTTGAATGGGGACGCGACACGCATCTTAGCCAACGGAACACCGGCAAGATACATGAGGTCGTACACTTTGTTGTAGTCGTAACCGAAACGTGCATTGGCTGTCCATACATCCTCAACAGTCCAGTCAAACAATGGGTACGCGTTGACGAGGTTGTCGGTGATAACGGTTGTGTAACGCATACCCTTATATTCGTTGACCGCCATTCGCCTGTTCATTGTGCGCCATCGGTTCAAAGACTCCTGCGTGCGTATGCCGACCAGGAAACACACTTTCTTGCCGGGATAGACAGCCTTGCCAAACTTAATGTTGAAGTCGTAGTCGCTAATCTCGTAGTCAAAGTTCCACGGGAAGTTGTTCTCGTTGATGACGTGCTTTGTCGGCATCGGCCGGCACCATATTGATTTCTCGCTCATCTTCCACGGCTGCCAGTACGCCTGAAACATGGACGTTGAGCACTGGGCCTTGATGGGTAGGCACACGCGGAAGCCCTCCACCTCGGCAGGCAACGCGTCAAATACCCTGTCAACATATTCGGTGGTCTTGGTGTACTGAGCCTCATAGTCCATGTGGTAAACTGCAAGTCTGCCGAGGTTGCCCGTGCGTCTGGCATAGTCCATCGTGATCGAGAGCAATACACCGCTATCCTTGCCGCCGCTGAACGACACCACCACCTTGTCGAACTCGCTGAAAACGAAATCCAGCCGTTGTATCAATGCGTCATATACGTTCATAGGTCTTGCTGCAGTTGTTCTTTGGTTGCTTTCTTGAAATACTCGCTCATCGACACTTTCTTGTCGATGTTGCGGTCTATGAGTCGCTCAAGCCCCACATCGCCAGTGAGGTCGAAGTAGAGGCAGTCGCGCTCCTGACCGGTGCGGAACGTGCGCCGTGTTGACTGGGTGCGCAGCGCGTAGTCCCACACCTTGTCGAAATAGATGGTCACGTTGTACTCTTGCAGGTTCAAGCCGAGGCTGTCTTTTTGGTACGACAACACCAGGCACTCGGGAAACAGTCGCTCACACAGCTCACGGCTCTTGATGAACTTACAGAAGATGATCGTCCGCTTGGGGTCTACATCATCCTCGGCAAGGATACGCCGAACCTCCCTCACCTTGTCGGGCGTGCAGCAGTAGGTGTGCTGCATCTTCTGCGTCATTTCAAGGAAGATGTTGTTGTTGCGCAACAACAACATCTCGTCATCAAGGAACTTCTCTTTGATGCGCTGATACTCGATGTAACTCTCCTCGTCGATGCAGTAGAGGTAACCTCTGTAGTGCTGTGTGATGTTCAACTTGAGGTCTGCTTTGAACACATAGTGACGGATGAGGGAATACAGGTAGTCCACGTTCTCGTACCCCGTTATGAACTCCTTGGTGTAACTTCTCCATCCATTGGTTTTGGTGACTCTGGTCCACTCGCAGAACGTGTTCTTGAACTGGGCCAGCGACATGTTTAGGATGAGCGGCGAGAGGAATTCCATCTGCGACCACAAGTCGAGCAGGTTGCGGCTCAGTGGCGTGCCGTTGAGGATGAGCTTATACTCTACCATCTTGCCAATCTCGAGCAGCCGTTTGGTGCGCTTAGCCTCAGCGTTCTTAATCTTTAAAGACTCATCGACAACCACGAAAGGGCAGGCGTGCCGCTCGAGCTCGTTGACGGCCTCCAAGTAGATGCGGTCACTGCCGCTGATGCTTTCCACACCGACATACTTGACAGGCATCTTGAACCCGCCCTGGTTGGCCACCTCGGCAGGAACGTGACCTTGCCGAATGGTCTGCAATGGGCCTACCCACAGCACGAAGTCGCATGGAGAGGCGTTGACGATGTCAACCGCCACCTTCGTCTTTCCGGTGCCGGCCTCCATGAACAACGCACCCACCTTCCACTCAGCGAGATGGTTCTTGGCATCAATCTGATGTCGCAGATCTATCATCACGCAACTCGTCAATCTCATTGTTCTCCACCGGGTCGACCCTCTCGGGAGTGTGATGTGTCACACTCTCAACAAACATCGGTAACTCGGCTTTCTGATGGTAGTAGCCAAGCCAAAAACGACCACCATTAGCATCTTCAAGCACCTTCTCGGGCCAGCCGTTAGTGTTGACCTTCGAGATAATCTCCATGCGGATGTCGGCGAAATTGGTCTTATAGCGGTCGTAGCGCGTCAGCAGAGCGGTGTTCTGCCGGATATTGTCCAGCTGCGCAGCGCGCAGCTGCTCATTGTTACTTCTCTCCACTACCGCAACGTAGCGACCGAGTAGGTAGTACTGGTTGGTGTTTGTTTTGTCTAATGCCATAGTTATTTTTTTAGTTGGTTGATTTCGTTGTTTTCTTTCGCTTCAACTTTCTCGGGGTGATGTCTCTCAATCGTGTAGTCGGGCAGCCGGTTGCCATTCTCGTCGAACCAGGCCTCCTTCTTGTCGCTCCACTGGATGCTCTTCTTCGGCAGGATCCACGCAGCAATCCAGTATGCCTCGCACTTCTGCACCTCATAGTCGGGGCCGAACACCTGTGATACAGGTATGATGTCCTCGCTGCCGTCGAATGAGCGCACCCTGTAAGCCTTGTCGCTTATCTTGCGCATGGACTCCATGCGCACACTATAGCACTTCGTTCTCATGACTGATAGCCGTTGTATGTGCAAACGTCAATGACTCTTCTCCCCTCACGCGCACACTCCTTGCGGTAGTTGTAGTCCATGTGCTTGCCACGGCAATGGGCATACCAGCCGAAGCGGCCAGCGCCACGGTCGTCAGCAAGGCGGCAAAGTGCAAGTGCCGTCTCTTTGGGAATGTTGACTACTTCAAGGGTGAAAACTTTGTGCTCGCCGGCTTTCAGGGATTTGCGGAATCCCTTCTCGTCGCCGACGACCTGAATGGGATGGCTTTCGCCAATAGGATAGATTGTAAACATTTGTTTGAGTGCAGAATTTATCGTGTTGCCCCCACGTTTAAGTGATTTTGATGCTGCAAAGTTAATCATTTATTTTTGTTGTACGCAAATTTGCGCACAATTATTTTTCAAAATAGGCTAACATTTAACTTTTCTTTACAATTCAAGCCTGGTTTAGGCAAATTTTGCTCCCGACATTGATGTCGCCAGCAAATAAAACCGCCCCGACTTTCGCAAGCAGGGGCGGTTGTGTTAAACCTTAAAAATTTTGCTATATGAAACGACGTATGAGCGTGAATAATGGTTTGCGATATACGACTACTGTACCGAACGCACAGGCACCCACAAGCCACCAAAACGCGTCCAGACGGAATTTTTCCCACGGAGTCAACGGTTTCTCCACCGGCATGGGGACCTTGACCTCCCTGTTGCGGTATATGACTTGCGTTTTGGTCTCCACCGGCTTCTCGAACGGTACCGGCACGCTCTGCGGCTTGGTGGACAGTTTGTGCGACAACGTGCCGTCCTTGTTCACGGCGGCGCGGCTCACCGCCCAGTCGTTCTCCAGCACGCTCACGCTGTCGTGTGTGACGATCTGCGCCGTCTGCACCGGCACATCGAAGAACAATGTGTCGTGGACGTAGTGAATGCTGTCGTGCGTCTCGATGACGGTGACCTCCCTCACGACTTCTTTCGGTGACCTGCACCCACTCATCAGCAAGGTTATGACAACCAAGAAGACGACGAGCAACAAGGTGAGGCAGCCTCCGGCGAGGATGGCCTTCGCCTCGGCACGTTCTTCGGGGTCTAATTGTGGTCTCATGACAGCGAATTGAGGTAGTTGATGATGCCTTCAACGTGCAAGTCAAAAATCTTCTTCTTGCCCTCCTCGCTCTTGAGGATTGCAAGGTCTTCCTTGTTGTCGTAGAACAAGTTCTCGGTCAGTACCGCAGGGCAGTTGGTTTTTGCGATAATCGTGAAGTTGGCCTCCCAGTATCGGCTCTTTGGTACGCTGCGGTTGCCTTTCAGTCCACGCTCCTCAGCGGCGGCATACAACGACTGCGCAAGTCGGTGGCTCTCGTCACTGGCTACCTTAGCGCAGAACACGGAGAACCCTCTGGCATTGTACCAGCCACCGTTACCGGCAGCATTGGCGTGAACGCTGACGAGGATGACGTTCTTCCTGCCCAGCTTGGTGCACCATGTGTTGACACGACGCACGCGCTCACTGAGTGTCACATCGTGTGCGTCCTCGGTGACGATACGTTCGGCATCGTAGCCGCGTTTCTTCAACTCCTCAACCAGCGGAATGGCGATTTCGCGGTTGAATTTCCACTCGTAAAAGGTCATATCGGGCGACCTCTTTCCGGGCGTGTTCTGCCCATGCCCATTGTCAATCAGAATTTTCATTTTTCTCGTCTTTTAACTCGGTTAAATCAATATCGAAGTGTCGGGCGGTCTTGTCAACCATGATTTTCTGCAACCACCGCCAAAACTTGCTGTCGGCTTCGTTTCGGCAACTGCTCTCGTTCTCCATGATTGACCATGCTTGCTCAAAGCAGATAACGCCTGTGACGATGTACGACAGCGGTATCTCCACATGGAGGAACACCCAGTGCTCGCACAGGAACGCCAGCAGGATCAGCGCGAGCCGCTTGGGAATGGTGGTGGTTATCACCTTACCGAAAGCGAAGCTCGTGAACTTCGCCGCGGTGCGCTTGGCCTTTTCGGGGTACTTCTTCTTGACGCGCTTGTCGAGTTGGTAAGCCGTCCAGGCGTCATACACAATGAACACTATCGCCACTATGATGAGTGGGAATGTCGGGGAGAACTCGCCCACAAGCCAGCCGAGCCAACCGCCTATGGCGACGAATGCAGCCTTCCAAAAGTTCAAAAAGTCTGTCATAGTCGTATTTTGTTGGTTGTTTGTCGTTGTTGTCCAACAAAAGTAACAACTATAATTGCTGCATCGGGAGATGCCTGAATTCTTGAACAGGCTTTTTCGACGCAAAAACAACGAAAATGGCTGAAATTACGCAGATTGTGATTTTTATCAATCCACTTCTCGTATCTTTGCGCCAAAAACTATGGACGCAAACAAAGCATTTGACCACTACCGCCAGCACCTCTCTCGCATAGTCAAGCCAAGCACAAGAGAGGACTACAACAAACGCCTCGCCATGCTGTCGAAATTCTGCGCCATGCACAATGCCACCACCATTGAGGACATCGACTTCACGCAGTTCCTCGAGTGGGTGTTCATCGACCGGGGTGTTGCTCCTCGTACCCACAACAACTACCGCACATGGTGCCTGTCGTTCTGCAAATGGCTGCGCCTGCAGCATTACATCGCCGGCGACCCGCTGCTCGATGTGTCGCCGCTCAAAGAGCCGCCGAAGGTACGCCAGCCTCTGCCACCGAGCGAACTCAAACGTGTGCGAGACTATCTCTACGAGCACAACAAGCACTACCTCCTCGCCGTGATGATGGAATACTATTGCTTCATCCGCCCAGACGAGCTGAGCAACATCCGCATCGGCGACATCGACACGAAATCACACTCAATCTATGTCCGGGCAGAAATCAGCAAAAACGGCAAGGCCGAGTTGGTTGGCCTCAACAATGCTGTGCTGTCGCTGATGCGAGAGCTGCACATCCTGCGCTCGCCGAAAGATTGGTACTTGTTCAGTGAGCGGTGCCGTCCTGGGGCAACGAAGCTGCATAGCCGCATGTTCCGCGACCGATGGGCTAGGTTGCGCAAACGCCTCGGTCTCCCTAAGGAATACCAGTTCTACTCGCTCAAAGACTCAGGCATCCGTGACCTAGCCAATGCCGAGGGCATCGTCATCGCTCGTGACCAAGCAAGGCACAGCAGCGTGGCTATTACCAACAAGTATCTGCAAGGTCGTGACCGCCCGGTACACAAGGAAACGATACATTTCAAAGGTGCGCTGTGAGGCGAGCGCCCTCTCCGCGGAGATGGGCAAGGTGCTGGGGCAGAGCATGACGGCCAATCGGGTAGTAAATGGTGGTGAGACATTTGTTGAGAAAAAGAATGACGACATCCCGACTGATGGTCTTGTGATTTCATTGCGCTCTATCTATGGCACTGAACAAGATGGGCTGTGGACAAATTCTGTAGACAGCACAAGCGCATATAGCCCAACAATGACGCGAGGGGTATTTGAACGTGGTATTTGCTCTCAACCATACTTGACATTCACGGTGCAAGAGTTCAATGATTTGTGGGGTGGCAATGAGTTTACTTTTGTTTTAAGATTCAGCAGGGTGAGAAGAACTGGATATACAACTGTTATTGCGAACGGTAAAATAGAGGGCTCGTCTAATTTATACCCCTACATCTATTATAGTAATCCAGAGAATAAAATTGGTTGTACACTTGCTAATATTGGGGGTAATTTTAACAATGTACTCCTAACTGAAGATAACGACCAAAAAATGACTTATGTTGTCAGAAAAGGTATTGGATATACTGATATATTCTTCAATGGCGTATTGCATCAACATAAGACTTATAGCACTGGCAATGTTCCCCCAACTATCGGGAGTGATTGTTCGATGAATTTAGACAGATTCGATGTGTATGATATTCTGTATTATACAAGAGCTTTGACCGACAATGAAATAATTGATTTAAGCACTTATTGATTATGGAAACAAAGATGTCAACAAGAGTCCTAATGGACTCAAATGGTGTTGCAATATCACCAAAAGTGTTAAGTAAAGATGTTGTTGTCAAGCAAGGCGAATTGTCTTTTAAAGATGCCAGTGTTTTGCTTTATAAACAAACATCACTCAAGGGCAAGACTATCATCTTTGACGGAGATAGCATTACAGAGGAAAATTTCCGTTCTGCGCGACCATGGCACAAATATCTTATGGATTGGTATGGGTTCAATGACATCAATGTTGGTGTTAGTGGCACAGGATTAGTCAAACCGAGCGGCAACAAGGTTGGTGCTATAGCACGTTTGCCTAATTACACGACAGATTGCGATGCTTATGTGTTCATGGGCAACATGAATGACGGTACATCAAGCGGTGGTATATCGACCATTGGCACTAAAGGGAGCACGGATACATCAACTTTGTATGGCGCACTCAAGGTGTTTTTTGACGCATTGATTGAAAAATATCCTCTTAAACCATTGCTAATGATTTCGTCGTCGCCACGCAGCCAAGTAGGAACGCTCGGTAAATGCTATGGCAGTGACGCGTGGTTCGCCGAATGGGTGAAAGTATGGAGAGAGATGTGTACTGACTACGGGATTGCGTTTCTTGACCTTTACAGCGGAATCGGTGGGCTGCGTCCTTGGAACAATGAAAATAATCTGGAATATTTCTCTCCTGATGGTACTGGTTCTGGTAGTTATTCTGCCGATGGCATCCACCCAAACAGCAAAGGTCACCTAATCATGGCACGTTATGTGTCTTCTTTCATTGTTGACAATATTTATTGATTGGCAATGACACATACGCTGATAGGCATGAGCCATAGCCAGCAGCCGGCTCATGTCTATCAGTGTCTGTGTCATGCCTCTTTACACTATTGGTTCTAGTGTATCTGCGTCAACTGTGACTATCTCCCATCCTGCTGGCACACCACTCTCCCCTCTTGTTGTCCAAGTACCGCTTGTCACAAACGTGCCGCCAGAGCCGGTTGGCACACCACGCGCCCACTGTAGTGTTACAATGCCACCATACTCGCCATTAAGGATTGTTATCTTCCTCAACGATGTGCAGCCCATAAACATACGCTGCAGCTGCTGCTGTTGCGTAAGTATGCGGTGAGGTCTAATAATCGGACTCTCTACCAATGATGTGCAACCGTTGAACATATCGCCATATGCTCGATTAGGTATAACATCGGCAGGTAGCTCGCTCGGTGGGCTCACGAGCGATGTGCATCCCATAAACATGGCATCGTACGCGCTTGCGCCTATGTTTGTCGCCGGCAGTTCGGGCGCGGCCACAAGTGCTGTGCATCCATTGAACATTCTAGCAAACGATGAGCGCCCCACTATAGTCGCAGCCGCCAGGAAGTTTCTCGCCACGTTGACCAATGTCGTGCATCCCATGAACAATGCGGCATACTCGCTCCCCCATCCATCAGCCGAAAAGGCAAACTTCGTGTCGTTGGTGTCATTGCCATAGAGGAGTGCCAAGATGTTTCCGGCCACGTTGAACCGCCCAGTGGAGTTGAATCGCGAGGTGTCATCAACCTCTACTCCTATGCAGAACCGGTCGCCTTCACCTCGCCACCATACCGATTCTCCGGCATGGACGGTCGGTGTCTGTATGGTTATCGTTTCGTTGTCGACATTCTCTGTAGTAGTCCACGACCTGCCGTTGTCAAGCGAGTATCTGACGCGTTTTAGTGCATATCGGTTAACATTCATCCCGACAGTCAGCGAGAACACGCAATCTTCCAAGGCTGTGAACGTGACCACGTCTTCTTTGGTGAATCTGTTGATTCGCTTGACCGGCGGACATAGCGTTGCCAACCATTGGGCTTGTGCTGTCAATGCTCCCTGACTGTACACCACCGCCCTGTCTAGTTGCGCCCCACTCGGCTCTATTGTTCCGACAGAGCTGTAGTCGTACTCCTCGAACTTCCCCTCAAACATGAATCTCATGGCTCTTTCCGGGCGAGTGGCTGGTGATGTTGTCCCGACAGTCGTGCAGCATACAAGTCTGTTGCCCACATATCCGCCGTCGTAAGGTGAATAATCCCGCACGTTGGTTGAATTGGGTATTACTCTGCGCAATACCGCGCCATCCTCTGTTGTCGGGAAAGCGCCGGGGTAAGGTATCGTGCAGTCATAGACACTATTGTAAGCCAACCCGGTCGTGAACCCCAGCGCGTTTGTTGTGGGTGCAGTGCCTATATATGGCGATGTCTTGAACCACGCTTGTTCTCTGTTAAGTATCCCGCTGCTGTTGCAGACATAGTGTGGGTTCTCGTTGCGCTGCATGTCGTAGTAGGCTACGACACACGCGTTGTTGCATCTGAGGTCGCTTCCTCCAGCCACGTTGATGAAGAATGTGATGGCGATAAAATCGGTGGTATAGACCAATGCGGGGCAATGATAGTCGGTCTCGTTGCCATAGTTGTCCATGGTGAACACCTTTAGCTTATTAATCGTTGTCTCGTTTCCGAAATCAATTGAGCCGAATGTCAGCGATCTGTCGGGGCGATTGATGGCGGCAAACAACAGTGTGTCTTTGGTGGCAACCAAGCTACAGTCGCTGTTCAGGTTCGGCAGGTTCTCGCACAAGACGCTCCATGTGCCATCTGTGCCCTGCCGCAGCAGCAGCCCCAGAGCGTCATCCCTCCTGATGGCGGCATAGAGCTTGCCCTGGAACTTGGCGAAAGTCGCCTCGCAGTGAGCAATGGTGTAGTCTTCATCGATGTCGAATGTGTGTTCCAAAAAGTTGATACCACCGTCAGTCGACACCCAGTATCGCCCTCCATCGCCATCGTCTCCGACATACATCTTCCCGTCTATTATCCACAAGCCATAGATGTTCCTCGGCTTGGTGACCACCGACTGCTGCTGCCATGTGTTTCCCCTGTCCTCGCTTTTGAAGACATACAAGTCATTGATTGTCCAATAGTTCCCATCGCTGTCGATGTCAAAGGCGAGATTTGTGTGCTTGTTGTTAGCGACCGGCTCAAACTCCGCAATCAGTTCTTTCTCGAGCACATTGTATGGGTTGATGGCCCACAGCTGCGAATTGATATAGTCGCCGTTGCCGTGTCTTGTGCGATGACACTGCATGAACATGATGCGCCCACGCACGCTGTCGTAGTGGGCGCAGTTCGGAGCCCACGCATTATATCTTTCCGTCAGATTATCGCCAACACCATAACCCACGTCAAGCCAATGCTTGTCAATGTACGGCAATTCCATACCAAGCGACTCAAATAGTGAGTAAAGCGATATTATCTTCTTGTCTAGCACAGCACCTTGCTCGGCACCTAGAACATCCGTCTCCTCACCACCAAAAAGGTCATTAACTATCTCAACCTTGTCCATTTTCTTCACTTCAAGCTCCTTGCCCATCTCGGCGGAGAGGGCGCTCGCCTCACCACCTGTCGTCAGGTCGTTCACCACTGGAATTTCGATGTTGCCAATCATGCCTTTCAGCACCTTCCCCTGCTTTGCAGAAAGAACCTTATCTGCAGCATCCGAATCCAAGTCATCGACAATCTCAGTTTCTCCCAGTGGTGTGCCGGGGTTGCCCTTGGGACCCTGAAGTTGTGCGCTCTGCCACTTGCCGCCAAGCGTGTCGCCACCCTCACCCACATAGACGTAGAGTGTGCTTTCGTCAGCGAGGACATACGCTTTCATCTGCTCTTCTGGGGTCGGTTCTTCTGGGAGGTCGTCAGTGCTCTCTATCACTACCCAACCCTTGATGCTCTCCTGAGTGACGACCACGGCAGAAGCAACAAGTTCCTTCAGCTTGGAAAACGCAATTTTCTTCCCACCGCTAACCTCAAGGCTGTCAGAGTTGGCAAGCGAGGTTACAGGGGTCAGCTGGGCAATCGTCTTGCCGTTGGTCTTCAGTGACTGAATGACCGCGGCAACTACTGTCTGCAATTCATTTTCGGTCATAAAACTTATAGATTAGGGGATTAATACATAATTACTTTCTTCGTCTGTGTTGTTGAGGGTGGTTCGGTTAGTGTCGAACGATACGCCCTCAATGTTGCCCATCACACGGCGGATGGCGATTTGGTTAGCCGTCTCAATCGTCGCGTCAAGCACCTGCGCCTTGCGCAACAGTTGCGTGAACACGAATGAGTCCAGCCCGTCAACGAGCACATTGATATTCGGCACTTCCGTTTCGTTGCGCACATAGCGGTCGCCGTTGAAATACACATACGAGCAGCACAGCAGGCGGTTCAACATTTCGCCGTACCATACCGGCACACCGAGCGCACCGCCCAGGGTGAACGTCTTCATCGTGTAGTCGCTGGCGAACAACTCCACCACATCCTCACGCTGCGTGGTGAACTGCTCGTTGCTCACGCCGAACTGCCTGCCTCCGGCCTTGAACCCGCCCGGCACACGGAAGTCGAAGAAGTACGGCATATAGTCGATGACCGACACCACGTCCTCACGCTGCTTGTTGTCCTTGAACCTGTACTGGATGAGCGTGGTCTTGGCCAGCGTGGCCGCATCGTCGGTGACACGGAACTCGTCGCACGTCACGTTGAGCGAAGACTTGAAATAGTCGTAGATACGGATTTTGTAGTGGCCTACCGTCAAGCCCCGCAGGGTGGCGAAGAACAGTTTCTTGTCGCTGTTCATCACCCACGTCTGCCACGACACGTTGCCGATATGACTGCCGGTGTGCGCGTCGAGCAGGGCGCAGTCGGGGGCCACATCATCAGCCTCGGCGATGATTTCAATCAATATCTGGTCGGTGGGTGCGAACACTTGGACGTATCGGGACTCCAAGCCGTCGCTCTCGTTGGCCTCACCGAAATGCAAGGGTGTGAATGGACTTATCTTCATAGTGCTGTAATTTCCTTCACGATTAGTGTGTACTCGGCAGCGTTAATCTTGCCGAAGCGTGACTCCACCTCCTGGATGTAACCTGTGTAGCGGAACCCGCCGTAATCCAGTTGCACAAGGCCGTTTGGGTCGGCAGGCATTTCGTTGTCATCGGTGCTGAAGGTAAGCTCACCGGCGGTGAACAGCGCATTGCTGCAATTCACGTCGGCCAGCGCGTTGTCCCCGTCGCTGGCGGTCATCGTCAGCAGCACATCGGCGCCGTTGCCCTGAACTGCGATGAGCCCCTCGTTGTTGGCCACACACACGGCGGGAGAGTAGACCTCGTTGTTCGTGGGCCAGTAGCCTGTGGTGGTCAGTGTGGTCATGTGCAGCACGAACACGTCATTGTCGGCCTTGTCATCGGTAGTCTCCTCCTCACGCTTGCGCAGGGAGAACTCAATGCCGTATGCGTCGGCACGGAACTTGCTGTCCAGCGTCATCTTGTTGTCGGTGACGGTGTA